CATTAGTAGCTACGAGTTCGTAGTTAAGAGTATCACCTTCTGTGAGGTTGACTGTAGTAGCTGAAGTAATCACAGGTGCTACACCATCGGACCCACCAGTAGCAGAGAACTCAGCGTTAAGCGCGTTGCATACTTCAGTTGCTGTGACGCCGTAAACCGAACCGCTTTGATCTACAAAATCACCAAAAGGGACTTGAGTAAAAATGTCGATGTCTTTAGACAGGTCGTGGATGTTGATCTTAACGTCCGTAGGGTCATCCATAGTGGCCTGAAGAGAGTTAAGGAACTGAACACCGTTAGAGTTCTCAACAAATACAGCGCCTGCGTTTTGATCTTTGTATATCTTAATAGACACCGTTAGATTTCCTCACTTCAATAACCATACCTGCATTAACCAGAGTGCCTCCACCTGAAAGCTTAACTTGTGGTTGGATAGGGTTGTCTTTAGTGTTATCATCACCTACGTAAATATAGTGAGTAACAAGAGCCTGACGGTAAGACCTGCCAGAACCCTCATCTAAACGGTTTACTGTGGTCTCAAGAGTGTATGCACCTGCACCGTTACCTAGAGTGTACCTGAAGTCTAAAGCAGCGTTGTTAGTCGTAGGTGTTACTGTGTAGTCCATACGGACAATTGCAGAGGAACCTATAGGCAGCTCATCCAGAAGAATAGCACCTGTGGTCGGGTCTAACAGCCTAGTAACCCCTGTAGGCAACTTAATGTTAGTGAAAGCTCCTGCACCGTTGTTAGGTATGTCAGTCCATACATTGTCGTCTAGGGTTACAGGGGTAGCAGATGTGCTAGTGTCGTTGTAGTCAGCAAAACCCCCGATATCTATTGCACGTAACGTAGGGATTACGAAGGTCTTGTTGTTGTTGCACTTAACGATAAGCTGTTTGTCATCATCAATAGTGACACTGTGAATAGCGAAGTGACCTAGGGGGAGACCTGCACCGTTCTGTATTACCTCAGTCTTATTAGTGACAGAAACCTTACCAGCAATAGTCATATCACCATCGTCATAGGTGACAACAAGCATGTTCTCGTCATTCACCTTGATAGACTTGATACCACGACCATCTCTGCCATCTTGACCGTCTTGACCAGCCTTGCCTACTGGACCCTCTGGCCCTTCGATAGACTGACCGTCGATACCGTCACGACCATCAGTTCCGTCGCGGCCATCTTTACCAGCTTTACCTACTGGACCCTGAAGACCGTCTACACCGTCACGACCAGCTTTACCTACCGGACCCTGAGGACCAACAATGCTTTCGCCTTTGTCACCAGTTTCGCCTTTGTCGCCTTTCTCTCCTTTGTCACCCTCACGTCCAGTGAAGTCTTTCTTAAGGAGTTCTTTAGCTACAACAGCTTTGATGATGGCTACATTGTTGGCGAAATCAGTCATCTTTTAGGTACTCCAGAGAGGCTTTAAGAACCTCCTCTTGCAGAGCCGCAAGCTTAGAGACTTCTTCCTCTTCCTGTTCGTCTTCTTCTTCTGTCTCTTCTTCCTTGGTTGGAGCTAGAGCAGCCTGACGTGCCACCTCAAGTGACTCATCGTACTTCTTACGATCCAACTTAGGGAGTTCAGCATTATGAAGGAGAGCATCAACAATCTCAGGTTGGTCAGCCAAGTTAATGTCAGCGCCATTGAGATTACGAAGGTATGCACCAAGTTCTTTGAGGTCATGGGGAGCAACGTCACCAGCCACAAGCTTAGGCATGAGTTTAGGGTCAAGACTGTTTAGTTCCCACAGAGACGCTATAAGCTGCTTGTTGAGCGTATCTACGACCTGAGTGATGTAACTCTCCAAGGCACGTAGGAATAGGTCTGTCTTGCTCTTAGAGAGGGCGTAGGAGCCATTAGAGCCACCACCAAGCATAAGGAACTCAGAGAGTACACTACGAGCGATGTCATGCTGGTAACGACGTATGATTGGGTCTATGTCGATGTTACGGGTGCCACTAGAGGACATAAGCTCTACGTCAACTAGGCGCTCTCCTGTAGGCGCACCATCCTTATCCGGGTAGGTATCACTAGGGAGAATGATGTAACCTTGGTCATTGAACTTGACATCCCGCAGGATAGACTGTAGTTCATTACGGAAAGCTACCTGACCATCAGTAGCATCAGGGGAGAGGTACTCAGCAGGGACACGAGCGACAGGAATACCTGCTAACTCACGTTCAACACCTACAGCCTCAATAGCCTGCATATTGTTAAGGTACTGGTAGCTAGTATAAGCATTACGGAGGATAGACCTACCAGAAGGATCACCGTTGATAGTAGTTGTTCGGTAATAAACAGATTTACGGGTGGGTATGTACTTCTTTCCTGTCCCGAAGCCTGTGCTTTGGTAGATACCTAAGATGTCCCCGGCTTTATGCTCTACGTCGAACCTGTCGATAGTCCAAGGAGAACGGCAAGCAAGCTTACGGACACCCATACGTCCATCTGTGTACTTAGACTTCTTCTTAGGGTTCTGGCTGATGCCACTACGACGCTTGTATACAACCTCAAACCAAGAGAATCCATAGGACAAGAAACTAAGGGCTTCAGCGATGTGATCATCAAGAGTGTGTTCCATGTCCTCTAGGACTTGCTCAACGAACTCTTTCTCTTTTACAGCAGCTTCACTGTCATCAGCCGCCACTACGTTGATCTCAACATCACGAAGCATCTGTTCAACAGCGTACATAACAGCACCGATGGTACTATCGTTGTCACGCATCTCACGGTACTTCTTGATAGCAGCCCTGCCCTTGATCTCAGGGAGGAACTCATCTGCTCTGAAGTTGCCGTTGTGAACATTCTGGCCTGCCACCCCAAGGATAGCTGTAGACTCTGTTGGTGACAGGCTCTTAGTCATTTCTTACAGTCCTTTGTTGCTACTGTATACCAGTTTTAATTGAGGTTTGCTATAACCGTTAAGCATTAGTTCAGTCAAAGCCCACACGCAAGCGTCCAGACGGTCTGGAGAACCGATAGAACCTAAAGGCTCCCATGTTCTCATTTGAGTTTCTAGTTCGTTAAGGTTTGCACCATCTTCTTGGTTCCTTACGTGGTGCACTAAGCCTCTTTCGTACAAGGCAGCTACAGGTTCAGCACGAGCGTACTTACCTCTGGAAGCCCTAACCATCTTAAGAGGTACAGTCTCATCTTCTCCGTGGATCGTGTGCTTAACCATGTCACCCCCTTGGTTGACTTCAGCTACAATACGATCAGCTTCAAACTGATGGTAGAGTTCAATAGCTTTAGCCGCCCAACCTTGGGGTGACAACCTATCAGTATAATCTCCGAGAATATAAGCCTTACCATTGACATCAACACCAGCAACCACTATACCAGTCATATCAGACTCAGCATTAGAGGTAACGGCAGGGTCAAGTGCCACAACAATACGGGTAAGATCGGGAACCTTGTCTCTATCCACCTGACACCCATCAATAGTGTCGGTAGTCCATAGAGCGCCTTCGTTTTCCTCAAGAACCTCTGCGTAGAGTTCCTGACGGCCAAGCCTAGTTCCTTCGTACTGCTCTCTGACAGCCGTTAGGTAGGTTCCAGCTAGGTTAGCCTCGTTATCAAATGTAGACCCTACAGTAACATGAGTTTTAGGGTCTTTTAGTAGTTTTCGTACTAATTTAGTAGATTTTGGGGTGGTAGTGACACAAACCTTAGGATGTTTGCCTAATCTGAGACAGAACTGAAGCATATCCCAAGTATCTTCGTCTTTCTTCCATGCAGCTAGCTCATCACACCATGCAGCGGAGAACTGAGGACCACGTAGACGTTCAGGTTCCTCTGCGGAGTAAAATTCTACTTTAGCTCCATTAGCCCACGTAAGAGTACGTTTAGTAGGAGACCACTCAGGGAACCCCATGTCCTTACCTTTGTAGGTCTTGTCGTACTTAGAGCAGAGAGCCAATAAACCACTCTCACCCTTGACCATCACTCGTTCAATATCGGAGTTAGTAGAGGCTACACAAGCTATACGCTTATGCCCCTCCTTAGCCTTCTCTCGTACCCACTGAGCACCAGTCCATGTCTTACCGAAGCCTCGACCACAGTTAAGGAACCACACATTATGGTCCCCTTCTGGTTCAATCTGCTCAGGTCTAGCCCAGAACTTGTATTCCTTCTGTAGCTCCTCTAGCTGCCTCTTGGACATCTTAGCGAGAGCTTCTTGTACCTCATCATCAGGCATCTCTCGTAGGGTCTGGGCAGTTAGCATATCGGGGTTCCTTAAGTTGCATACGGGTGGGGTGTCTTTAAGCAGACATAAGGTTCTCTAGAATTAACCC